TCATATTCACCATCACTTTGAGTAACAGTAAAGTTTCTTTGAGCTATAGTCCATTGGTTTAAACCTCTGTTAGCCCAATCTGCAAATAATAAATTCATAGATCTTTTTGCAGTTTTTAAATCATAACCAGTTCTTGCATCTAAACCACAACGCTCAAAAGCTTCTTCTATATATTCAGAAACATCTAGTTCAAAATCTTTTGAGTTTGATACAGTCATAATTTAAAATTCCTTTTGACTATCTGCATTTCCATCTTTTTCTAGCTTGACGAAGCCGACTGTTAGGATCTTTAGCCGCCTTCGGAAACTGCTTCATCTGTCCAGCAGACCTAGCGCAATAAGACTTTCGTCTATTTGCATCCTTGCTACCTTTTTTAACTTTCCCTGTAACAGCGGTCTTTAATTTACTTCCAGGGTTTTTTCTTCTATACGATGCAACACCTGCTTTTGTCATTCCCGCCCCAGACTTTGTGGGGCGGAAATTTTTCTTATTGCGCTTTGGCATTTTATCAGGACGTTTAGCCATAATCTTTTCGCATTGACATAATAATTGTATAAGTGTCTCCGCTAGTATGACCTACAGTAGTAAACGAAACATCTCCTGTTTTTCCAGAGCCTGAATTATTTGTCAAACCTCCAAAATTAGTATAATCTTGATTACCACTTTGGTTTTCACCAAGCTCAATAGCCATTACATCGGTAGTTGCATCAAATAAAATACGAACTTTCATTCCAATACACTGCCACCAAATTTTATCGATTGTAACACCAGTACATGCTTGACCGTTAGAATCAGAGGCTAAACCACTAACATCTACCTTAACAACAGCACTTTCACCTGTTCCGTCAGAAATATTAGTAAATTTCTGAACAAGCATTTTTGCACCATCTTGAAGCGTTTGAGTCGCTACAGCATCAGCCATATTAATTACTCCTTATTTTAGGTTAAGAAGCAATATCATAACCAGTGATTGTAATAATTAATCTACCCGCTGTATAAGTGGCATCTGTTGTTGCACCCGCAGTTAAATACAGATACTGATCTGCCGCGATATCGCCACCAGCGACTAAACTACCTGCCGCTAAGTCACCTGAGTTGATAATTAAAGTCTCAGTTAAATCAGAAATAGGCGTATCTTCGACACCTGTAGCTTCTGTAGCAGAATGTAGATTAATGTCTGGATCTCCACCCGCAGGTGTTTCAAGACACATCATAGTGACACCAAAAACTGTACCTGAGTTAGCAGTAGTTACCTGACCAAGGTAGGCAACTCCATCACCGTCTTTACCAATAATATCTCCCGCCGCTGTTGAACGCAGTCCAGTTAGGTCGATCATTATTGTTGTTTTAACAATATTCACATTTGTAGTGGTATCACTCTTAAAACGCTCAACTTGTGTTACATAAACAGCCGCAGTGCCTTCTATTCCTGCACTTCCAGCGGCTTCAACAGCCATTTTATTACCACTGGTAATTGTAACAGTACCTGTTGTTGCATTTTTTGTTATGGTTTCAAAACCATTTTCTGAACGGACTGGGCCGTTAAATGTTGTATTAGCCATTTTAATCTCCTTGTCGTGGCAAATGTCAGTCGCGGGATGCGACTGTCAAGGTAGTTACAGGTTACACTACCTCTTTGTAAAAAGAAAGAGTGCAACCTTTAATTTATTTTTTAGCCTCTTCAGAAAGAATTAAACCTAATATAGCACAACCCAAGCCGACAAAAACCAACTCGCCAATTCCTGATATAGTTCCTACAGCAATTACACCAACGCCAATTGCTGCGTAACTTGATGGTTCAGATAGTCTTCCAGTAATCCATTTTATCATTTTACTATTCCTTTTTAAATTAATTAAAAAAAGGCGACCGAAGCCGCCTTTTCTATTACTTTAACAAGAGCATCTATTAAGCTCCAGGTGATCCATATACGCAACGTGGGTCACTAAATCCGAAAGAATAACGCTCACGGGCTTTAAACCGCATGTTACCTGTATCGAAATCAGCTTCCATGTTAGTACGCATTGGAGAACGCTCGAAGTGCTTAAAGCCATTAGGAGCATCTGTTTTTAGGAAGAACGCATCAGGATCTGTCAAGAAGTGATTGACTGTGTATCCTTCAGAAACCATTCCCATGTTTTTAACTGCGTTGATGTCGTTATCCGCAGTTGATGGGCGTAGTGTGGTTTCTAGCAAACGATCCGCAATAAACTGTAGCTGTGGTGGAATTACTAATTTCATACCACGAAGAGCAACAACCATGTTCCTCTCATCTACAAATGCTGCAACATCAATTAAAGCATTTTCTAACGAAGTTTCGTTAAGATCTGCCGCAGTTGTTGGTTCGTTTGCAAACGTACCGCCACCATTCAAGGGATGCACGAGAGAGCAAAGCTCAACTCCATCACCACCAGTAAATGAGGCATTAAAAGCATTGTTTAGAACAGCCGCTGCTTTAACCTGCTTAGTGTGCGCCATAGATCGGGCTAATGCCTTAGTATAACGTGCGCCAAGTCGGTCATAGAGGTTGTCCTCAATTGCTTCCTCAGTTAGTGCGAAAGCTAGAGCAACGGTTTCGTGTGAATAACGAGCAGTGTATGCTTCGTTAGCTGAGTCGAAACCAACTCCTGCACCTTCAGTTTTGGTCGGTGCGCTTCCAAAACCAGCCAACATAACTTCTTCTTCAAAAGCTCTGTCTGATGATTCTGTATCAAAGATTTCTGCATGTTCGTTATCATAACGATCATACTCCATCCCGAACAAGGCGTTTAGACCAGGTTCTAGTTCTGCAACTAGTTGTGAACGTGAAATTGCCATAACTTAGTCTCCTTCCTATGCTAATCCAGCGCCTTTAAGCCCGAATATATGATTTTCAATTACAACTTTGATATTGGCGTTAGCAGTAGCTACATCACTATTGTCAGGGTCTTGAGAAATATCAATTGCCTTTAACGGTAAACTAGTTGCTGTTCCACCAGTAGATACCTCTAATTCAGAACCTGAAACACCACTTTGTGTGCTTCCTGCTGTAGTATAGATAATATCAAAGTTACCGAATAGATCTGTGATTGGGAATACTGCATCCGATTGAATTTCATAAACAACCATAGGGTCATCAATGATAAACGCAATAATATCATCAGCGTTCGTACTTGCTGGATAATAGTTACTAAATGTTACTTTACCAGTAGTAGGATCTGTGTACTCACAACCGTTAAATACACCAACTATTGGTACAGTTCCACCGTCAGCATGTATTGCTACAGTACCTCCAGTAACTTGAGCTACCATATCGCCTTGGAAAATTGCTGTTCCATAGTTAGCGGCGATTCGATAACGATTTTGGCCTCCTGTGAATGGGGTTCCCCCGATTCTTCCAATAGGACGTAGACCAAAAGGGGCATCTTGATTTGCCATTTTTACTCTCCTTTAGAGTTTTCTGAGCCTCGTTTAGATCCGAAGCTTACAGATGATTGACGTTGAGGAGCCATTTTGGGCATGTTCGGATTGTTTTCACGCATCCAATCATTGTCCACGGCATCCATTTGATTCTTTGAAGCATTAAGATAATGCTCATTCCGCTGTTCGACCATTTCAATAGGGATACGAGCTAAAACTAATCCGCCTACGCCTATAACGCCTGCGTTCCTTCCCTCATCTACTGTTGGTCCAAAATAATCGGGATGCTCTTCAGCGCGAACGAGTTCCCAGCCTTCCTGCCGTTTCTTATGCACGTTTGTTTTGTCATCGTACTCTAATACAGACTCACGAATCCACCTATGTTTATAGCCTATTGGAGGCTCTGGAGCGTTTAAAGCAGAACCAGGTCGCCACTGTTGAGGTCTTTCTTGTACCTCCCGCGTTGTTGTATCGCGTGAAACTCTATCTGCCATTTTAATCTCTCCTACTTTCCAGTCTAACAACTTCAGCCGCATATTTATCCAGGGGTATTCGCATTTTATTAGCAAATGCCACCTGACCCTTAGTAAGTTCTACTGATTGTTTCCGTCCTTTTTTAATAGACCGTCCGTTTCCAGACGTAGGAGTGACAACTTGGACGTTTTTCTTGTCACTCTTAAATTTAGTTGGCATTTCAGATCTCATTCTTTTATCAATTTCTGAATAATAATCAGTTGATATAGGATCAAATCCCTCATTAACCATATCTTTGTGAAGTTGTTCGGCGACAGCAGTCATAACTGTGTCTCCTCCATCCCCAAACCATTCGTTTTTGGATCTCCAATCATTCAAAAGTTTAGCATTTTCAGCGGCTCTTGCATCATTTACTCTAGGTTGAGGGTTTTGCGCTCTAGCCTGTTCTTGTTGCCTGTAATACTCTTGTTCTTTTGATTCACGAGCAGATCTAGCTTTTTGAACTCTAAGTCTTTCTTTTTCTATAGCAATTTGAGAAATGGCTGATTGAGCTTCCGCAACTTTCCCATTGTCTCCTGCATCTAAAGCTTCAGTTAAAGCTCTTTTTACATCATTTTCTTGAGAACTAACACGCCCTTCGTATTCAGATAAATATCCCTTATCTAATCGAGCTAACTTGTTTCTGAGATTCTCATTCTCTTCTTCTTTTTGTTTTGCATAATTTATAGCTGCTTCAGCTTCTTCAGAAGCTAATTTTTGTTTAGCAGTAAGCTTGTTAATTCTTTTCTTAACGCCTTCACTATAACTAGCTAACTCATCTTCTTTTGGCTCTGCCTTAACCTCTTCACGAACATTTGTTCGGGTTTCTTCAGAATCATTGGATTCTTCAGACTGAAGATCTATTTCTACAGACGTTGTTTCATTAGAAACATCATCATCTTCAACAATTTCTTCTTTAATATTTTCAGCCATAGACATTTTTCCTGTTCTCCTTTGCTTTATACATATGAAATATCTTCGGGGTCAAGGATAGTCGCAATAATATTGTCGTCATTTATAAGACGAACCTCTAAACCTTCCACTTTAAACCTATTTCCAGCATATCTTCCTATTAATACCCATTTCTTTTCAGATGCCCAAGCACCACTTGGGAATTTCTGGGTGTCTGTGTAAGCGTCAGGCCCAAGTTTAACAACGTAAGCCGCCACAGTTGCGAAGGATTCACGCTCTCTAACAGAGTCTGGAACTATTACTCCACCTTTAGTTTTGGAGCTAGGATAATATGGGATAATAAGAACTCTATAACCAGTTGGCTGGGGTAGGCGTTCTATTACAGAACTTTCTAGATTAGAAGGATCATCTTCATTTTTACTCTTCTCTGGCTCTCTAGAAGCTCCTCCACCAAAGGCAGTTTTTAGTGCTTTTGGCATTTCAGGTTCTTTTTTATTTGCTAAGGATCTTGCGACATGTTCAGGAACATATAATTTTTTAGTCATCTTCTAACATTACACCTTTCATCGCGGTTTTAATTTCATCTTCAATAAAGGTCATTCCGCGTAGTTGACCTGCAAGATACCGATACTCATCAAATGAGTTAATCGAACCATCAGCAAGCGTGTCTTTAACTCTAGAGATACGCTCACGAATGTTTTTTAATAAGTAGTCTGCTAAATTTATTGCGTCCATAATTTAGGACAATATACCATGATAAAGGAAAGGCAAGTACAATTACCATCTATTTCTTTTTAGTTGTTTTTTTAACTTTTAATTTAGCTTTAGCTTTAGGCTTTGCTTTAACTTCTGATTTTGGTTTCTCAACCCAAGCCTCATTTTCTGGCGTTTTAGGATCGTCTTTTACAAAATGACCTTCTTCAGTCCTTGCTCTAACTTTTACTGTTTCAACAACTTCGACAATATTTTTTTTAGCTGCTCTTATTTGTTGAATAATTTTATCTCTTACAGAACCCATTATAATCTCCTTTTAATTTGCTTTCTGTCTGGCGTTAAGAGATGCTATATCTCTTTGAGTTTGGATACGATCTTCTGCTATTCTTGTTTTATCTCTTAAAGCTTCTTGAGAAACAGCAACACGTTGTTGATCTATCATATTATCATTAATCTCTTTTTCTCTATCAAACTCTTGTCTAGCTACAAATTCACTATCTTTTCTTTGTAAATCAGCGGCTTTTATTTCTAATTCTTTGTTTCTAATTTCTACAAGAGGATCAGTTTCTGGCGGAGTTTCCATAGATTGTGACAATTGCTCAACAGTATCTGCTATTATTTGAGCCGCAATTTTATCTATTTGTGGCTGTATTTGTTGCATCATAGCTTGCATCTGTTGTTGATCTTGCTGAACTTCAGGAGGGATTCCTTGCATAATTTGTTGCTGTGCCTGTTCCTCAGACATTAATCCAATATGCTCCTGCACATGCCCTTGTAGAGCCATAATAGCATTTGGGTTCATTTCTACTGCTGGAGTAGACATAATGGCTAAATGAGTCTCGATATGGGCCTGATGGTCTTGACCTGGAAATGCCTGCAAAGGAACACCCAATAAAGAGTTTTGATTTTCTTTGGCTGCATTAACTGGTTGAGGCTGTGGAGGTGCAGGCAGTAAAGCATCAATATTGCTAACACCTAAAGCCTCGTACATCTTACGATAAGCTTGGTATAATCCTTGAGGGCCACCATGTATCTCTGGATTAGACTGAACTAACTGCAACTGTGTTTGAGCTAATGCAATCCTTTGAGACATAGAAAATATGTTTGGATCGCTGGTAGGAATAACATCAACTCTACCATCAAAGTCTTGCGCTTTAACTTCTGGACCAACTTCATTTGAAATAATATAGGGATATGGTTCTACGCTCTTAGAGAACACTTGAGCTAATAGCTTAAACTCTAATTTTTGAGAATAATGTAGCCTTTTATGGATAGCAGACATAACTTTTGTGCCACGCTCCATAATAGCCATAGTAGTCCCAACAGGAGTATCACCCCCCATTTCACCTACTTTTAGGTCTGCCATAGACGCAAACCTACGCCCTGCGTCCACAAGATTACCTAAAAGGTTGTACAAAGTACCTGAAGGCTCTTTAAATGGTAATGGCATAAGCGCACCACGCAAATCGCCACTAACTACGTCTATATCTCTAAATTCTCCAGGCTGTAGTGGTTCGTCATCATTTTTGATCCTAGCACCACGAGCTTTAAATCCAGCAGGAAGATTAGCTAAAGTACCCGCATCTATAAGCTGTCTTAAAATCGAAGTAGAAGCTTGAGCTAACCCTCCAATCATATGAGTTAGCCCCAACCCATAAAAACCAAGACCTGGAAGAAACTTGTAATGAACAAAGAAATGTTTTTGTTTCTTCATTGTGTCTTGCTCTTCGTAGTTCCTCCTAATAGATAATACTTCGCTAGTATCCTCTAAAATTGTTACGATATAAGGCAACTGTAAACCAGTAGGCTCACCCATCTCGTCAATATCTTCAAATCCCTCTAAATCTAGATTTAAATGGACTTCATATAAAGTTAACTCTTCTGAGTTATTAGTTGGATGAACGCCTTGAATATCATTAATAGATTCTTGAACTTCACCAGAATCATCGGTTCCAGAAGAAGGTAAATCTATGTCATCACTATAAAAACCTGCTAACTGAAGCTTCCTAACTTCATTAGAGTTCATGCTAATTCTATGCGTAACTCTAGGAGAGGAAGCTAGATCTGATACTCCGTATGGAACAATTAAATCTTCTGCGTGAACAAAATCAGATACAGCTCTGTTTTTTAATGGGTTAAAATAAATCTTTTTAAATGTAGAACCAATAATAGGTAAGTAGAATAACATCTGATCTAACTCTGGATCATATTCTTCCATCTTACATGTAATCATATAGTTCATGTATTCTTGGACTCTTTCAGCTTGCTTAATAAGAGCCTCAGTCTCTTCTCCAAATACCTGCACCCTTACTGGCCCTTGGGCTGGTAACAGCTCCCTGTAGGCTTGCGATTGGAACTGGGTGACAGACTCAGCCAAAAGAGGGTGAACAATGCCAGAGGAGCCTTCAAATGGCTCAGAACGCTTTTCGTTTTTCATGCCAAGAAATTCTATGCCTTTTTTATAGGTGTCTTCCCAATCTTTTCTTGAAGATAAATCATCATCAATCGAACCTATCAAATCAGATGCTATTGTACCTAACTCTCCAGAATCCATTGTATCTGCTAAATTACCATCAAAAGGAAGATCTATAGTAACAGTTTCCTCCTCAAATTCACCTACAATAGCAGAACCATCTTCCATTTCTAGGATTCCAGGTCCAATTTGCATTTCTTCTATTTCAACAATAGCTTCAGGATTTTCATCTAAAGGAAGAATTCCAGGCATACCACCTGCTCCCATATCTCTCTCAACAGCCATTGTGATCTCCTATATATAAAGTGTTGGGGCAGAAATTGCTCATACCACTTTTCTCTCCAAAAATGGGAACAGACAACAGTTAGTGGGAGGACTCACCTGTTGCACTCTACCCCAACCTCTTTGCGCTATCTAACGCCAATAAACTTAGTCCCTCTTAGTGCAGCTCCACCGCCTCTAGAGTTTCCTGCTCCTGTTCCGCCTGTCATAGGAGCCTTTTTTAGATTGTTAAAAGACTCACTCATTACACCTGTAACTGCATTTTGATTGTTGCCGTCAGTAGGTGTTTTTATTGTTTTCTTTTTCTTCATCTTCATTGCTCTAATCCTTTACTTGTTCATTGCTCGACTTTTTCCACGACCTGGCATTACGCAACCACCGCCCTTGTACTTCTTCACTGAACCACCGCCTTTGTATTTCTTAACCATACCGCCGCCCATCATGCCTTTTCTTTTACCCATCATGTTTTCTAAACGAGACCTATCCATATTACTCATGCCTCGTCCAGATTCTTTAAGACCTCCTTTACTCAGCAGCATCATAAGTTTTTTAATCATACCTGCTTTTTCTGCATCCATGTCAGTAGTTGCATTTTGAGACTCCATATCAGACATACCGCGTTCAGCCATCATTCTTCTGTTGTTTGCTATGTCTTCGTCAGTAACAGCTTTACCTGCACCCGCTCCCGTCATACCCTTCATTATTTTTGCCATTCTGATACTGTCTGCCATAGAATCTGCCATTTTTTATCTCCTAATAATACTCTCTTGAGCTTCTAAATTCGTAGTCATCTTCGTCATTATAGTCAGTTGGGGTAACAATAAAACCACCTTGCCTAAAACGGAGTATAGCCTGTGTCATGCTATCTGCCAAGTCATCATGTTCGCCATTAGGAAAAGAAGCACATTCTTCCATCACCTCATCCGCAAAATTAGTCTCAGGACACCACACCATGCCACTCTCAAATACAGGAGCGCAGGAGTGCATCCTCGTAAACTTATCAGCACCACGGCTCGGAGTAAATGGTGTTACTGGAATCCCCATACGCCTTAATTCTTGCGTTAAAGGCATCCCTGAACCTTTTTGCTCTATGAGAACCATATCAGGGTCATACAATTTGTAAAGTTCATTTGCCTCTTCTTTTAGCTGTGGGAACTCCCAACGCCCCTTAACAGCGTCCAAAAGCATGATATGTTCCTCATTTGACTCAGATTCAGTGAATATTCCCCATGTTGTAACCGCAGAATAGTCGGCTCTATCACTCTTACTAAAGGCCGTATCATAGCTCTGAATGATGTAATTACACTCAGGAGGGTCCTCTTTTTCCCACTTTTGCCACCATTCTCGCTTGATTATCGCCCCTTCTTCGGCTGTGGGGTTCTGCATGTACTGTGCGTTCCACTTCCCCACAGGAATAGACGCTTTTACCCCCTCTAACTCCTCTAATTTCCAATATTCAGGCCATAATGACTTGCCAGAGGGCATAATAGCGGGAAATTCTACTATATCCCACTTATCAGCTCCTTTTTCGCTCTGTTTAGACAAAACTTTTGCCGTTAAGTCCCTAATAGACCACCTCGTCATCACAATTATGATCGAACCACCAGGCTGTAGACGCTGTCGAGGACCAGAAGTGTACCATTCGTAGATAGTATCAAGCGCAGTAGCACTTAATGCGTCTTGCTCAGACACAGGATCATCAATAATAGCTAAATCAGCACCACGACCAGCTAACGCACCCCCAACTCCAACCGCATAATACTCTCCACCCGCATTTGTACTCCACCTGCCAGAGGCTTTAGCATCAACAGCAAGCTTAACGTCAGGGAAAATGTCCTGAAAGTCCTCATTCTCAATTAAATTCTTTACTTTTCTACCAAAACCAACCGCCAGCTCCGCCGTGTGAGTCGCCTGAATGATTTTTTTAGTAGGATCACGTCCCATAAGCCACGTTGGGAACAAATAAGACGCAAATTCACTCTTTGTATGACGAGGAGGCATGTTAATAATAAGTCTTTTGATCTTACCATCAGCCACAGCTTGCAATTTTTCAGCATAAATCTTATGATGCGCCCCCTCAATAAAATCAGGCCACACATACTTAACAAAAGACATGAAATCTTTTTGTTTCTCTTCTCTTTCATCTAATTTATTAAGCCGCTCCAACATAGGAGCAACTTTCATAAGCTCTTCGTCAGTTAGAAACTGCGAAAAGTCTTCTACACCATCCATAACCCTACCCCGTTAAGCTACTTAAAAACCTTTGTGTCGCTGAAGCTAAACTATCTGTTACAGCTCCACTTGTAAGAGGATCTACTCCCATTGCGCCACCTTTGTTCGCAAAAGTAATTGGATTGAATGTCTCAGTAGGTTCAGTAGGAACTCTAGAAGGCTGTTTAATTCTAGCAATAATCTCGTCTAAAGTTTCTGTAGGTGTTTCATCTTCAGATGTGTCATCTGTATCATCCTCAGTTGTTTCATCATCTTCACCTACATTTTGAACTGGAACACAAACGCCACCACTTAATACATAACCCGCTGGACATGGATCATTAGGAGCAGGAGAATCATCATCATCAGGGCCAGGTTTGAATCCTTCTCCTAAAATGTAATCATAAAGAGGATCTTTGTTATCAAATTGATTGGGCATAACTGAATGACCTTTGTATTCAACTATGTTGCCTTTTGCGTCTTTGATAACAACACCAACATACTTACCTTTATGTCTTCCTTTTTGTATTCTAACCGCTGTCGCTGTTTGACCATCTTTCAAGTAGCCTCTTTTATCTCCATCTAATAGGTCAGCCTGTTCCTTCATGTCTTTTTGAGTTAATTTTATCATAACCTTATCAAGCAGTGCCAAAATAGGATGCGCTTTAGAAATAAGACTAACACCATCTCTCACCCAACCTTGGTTTCTTTCTCCAGCTCTTAGACGTTTTAAAAGCTCTTCTTTAGTTTCAAAAGCATAATTACCTTCACTTAGGCCGTCTAATTTGTTGTAGTAAAGATCGTTATTAAGGTCTTCTTTTACAGCTTTTATTGTGCCTGCGGTAACATCGCCATTTTGTCCGTTGCCAGCATTAGCAATAAGTTGTTCTAGTTTTACAATTCCTTTGTTTTCAATCTCATTTTCATCAGGGAAACCTCCAGTAACAGCGTTTGAAATTGTTTCTTCTAAATCTAAACCTTCACCACCTTCTCCTTGAAACTCTGAATTAATATCATTGACAAGGGCTTCTTCCTCATAACCACCTGCTTGTTCAGAACCAAAATCATCAAAACTAACTGCTGGATCTCCAATGCCCATTGGGTCTACAGGATCGCCTAAAGGCTGTATGGAACTGCCGCCTGTAGGAACATCGGCTCTTGTATCCGTAGCCATCGCATTTATACCTGCATCCTCCTGAAAAGGACCACCTGTAGGAATATCTGCCTTATAAACAATCTCAGCATCATCTGGAATCATGGGTCCTAAACCGTCAAACTCACCTTCAAAGGTATTATTATCAAATGTAATTGGTTGGTCGTCTGGCCTTTTAGTGTCTGAAGGAAATTTTTCTATAGGATCTCCAATGCCCATCGAATCAATAGAATCAAACGCTAAAGGCTGTATAGAACTTCCACCCGTAGGTCTATCAGCCCTTGTATCCGTAGCAAATACATCAAAACCCGCATCTTCACTATCAAGTGGGCCACCCACAAGAGGACTAGGAGTTGGGAAAATACGGGCATCATCTTTTGGTGGAGCCATAGATGTAGCTGGTCTAGTGCTAAAACCTTTTGAAGCCCTATCTCTCTCAAAGGCATCAAGTTCTCTTGCATTTTGATCATCATTCCTAGCGCGTAATGCGTTAGAAGCTCCCTCATCACCATCTAAAGATAGTTGCTCTAATTCAGCCTCACTAAGGTCGCTATACATAACAGAAGAATCAAATCCCTCTCCATCCTCATCAAAACCAAACCCAGTAGGCGTAGGTGTTTGATTCGCTAAGTCCTCAGTTCCAAACATATCATTAGACGGAATATTAGCTTTTTCTAACTCATTTTTACGCTTTTCAAACTCATTAATACTATTTTGTAATTCAGTTTTAAAACCTGACATGTCATCTCTAACAAAGTCATCAGTTTCAGGATTGTAAGGCATATACCCCCTACTATCTTTCGTAGGAGCAAATGGATCTCCAGTCATTAAACCAGACGTTAATCCACTCGAACCACTCGACATAATATTTCCACTAGTATTCGGGTCAGAAGGATCAAAATCAAAAGGAGAAATAGACCTGTTCTTAAACTCCTGTGGAGCCGCAAATAACATGTCATCTGGTAAAGCACGATTATCACTTATACGATCACCCATAGAGTCTACATACGCACCAGAAGACGAAAGCGCATCCGTCCTCTCAGGAAAACCAAGCTTGCTTCTAGCAAGAGCAAGACCATCAAGACTTTCCATTCTTTTCGCTAAGTTGCTCCTAGCAGTCACAGGATCAGTATCTAGACCCCCCGTTTTAGAAGATCCACCAAGATACCCAACATCACTAGACTCTAAATTCCCGCCATCACCTGTAAAATTACTGGATGAAAATTTAGGAATAGATATACCACTTGTTCCAGCATTTACAGTGTTACCACCAAAAATGTTTGACATCCTATCCCTAACTCCGTCATCAAAGATAGAAGAAGTGCCGCCAGTATTAGCAAACGTACCCTCAGCACTCTCAGCATTTAAAAAGTCAGACGCAGGATTACCTAAATTCGTCATAGGTCTGTTATCCCTGCTAAACGGTTGCTCTAAACCACCCCTGTTGGAAAATAACTGACCACCACCAAAACCTGCATAACTATCTCGACTCGCAGTAGGATACTGCGTAGGCTCCTTATCATAACCAGCCGTGTTCATTACCTCAATCTCATCCGCAGAAGGATACTGCGCCGCAATCCTCTGCTCAGTCGCAGCCCTCAAAGCCGCTTCCGCTGCCGCCCTGTCATCCGCATCATTCTGACGCTGTTCTTCCTCTTGCCTGTCTAACTCATCTCTAAAATCACGCGCCTCAGCACCAAAATTCTCAGAACCAGGGCCATCTCTACGAGCATACGCAGGAACTCCACCTGGACCAGGCTGACCAGAACCACCCATCTGCCGCAACATAGACTGCTCTTGAGGATCAATATACGCCAACATATGAGGCTGATCTTCAATCATAGTCTGTCGAGGTACAGCTCCGCCTTGGTTAAAATTAGCCGCATAGTTTCCACCACCTGTCGCAGTGTTGTTTTGATGAAACAGCACATCCTCGTTGCCTCTGCTCATCGGATTATATGGACCGTTAAGTGCGGGACTTTTATTCATAAAGGGCATTAGCCCACCACCATAACCTGACGGAAGTCGATTATTGTATGGAATTTGAGTAATCGCTGGTTGAGCAATAGCAGTCATACCACCAGACTGTAAACCAAAAGTCTCTTGAGCATTGCCAGCAACTTCGTCAATAAATGGACCTACCTCCTGACTAGCCTGCTGTTGTAACTGAGTAGTAATATAACTGCTAAGAGGCTGTAAAGCACCCTGAATACCACCACCTCCACCATAACCGCCAAACGAAGGCATAACCGCAGGTCTAGCCGCAGATAAATTCATAGGAGGTAAGAATCGTTGTTGGTCTGCTATGGGCTGCTGAACAGAGCCACCATGACTCATCCTCACAGGGCCACCCCTGTTCATAGCTAACGGAGCAGTCGTGTTCATCTTCTGTAAATACTTGCTAAACTTATCACGACCAGAAGAACTACCACCATAACCCGCAATACCAGAATTACTGCTGTTTAACGGAATCGGCGATCCTACAGGAGGAACACCACCCATCGGAGGCTGTAATCCAGGTAACGTAGGTGTCGGAGCAACAGGTTGAGTACCCGCCATCGGACTCATGCCCGTACCAAAACGTGGTGGAAATCCTGCCATAAGCCTTCTCCTAATAAATTATATAATACATACTAACAAAATATTGAATTTTAATCAACATACTCTAATAAACCATTCTTTATCATACTATCCGCAAATAATTCCCTGCTACCATAATGATAATCACCACCATTCCACTCACACATCTCCATAGCCTTGCGCTTCATAAAAAGAACCTCCTGACTACTAGTCAGTATCGCCATATTAGATAAAATAGGAACAACTTCCTCTGGACTCTGCCCGTCAAATTCAACAACATCACCGTAACTCAAACGAAATGTAGGCATCTTTTTCCTTTTTTTAAAATTTTTTTTAGAGTAGTGTATTCGCAATAAAGATGAACACACACAAATTGTCAAGGATCTAAAAGTGGGCTGTATAGAAATTCTACTCGCAATTTCACTGCACTTGGGCATGGACGGAGACTACAATGCAGTACACCCACACGCCAGATGTAACATAGATGACTCAATATTCGGCGTATACTACAACTCACTCAACAATCTCAGCTTCTACGCCGCTAGAGAATTCAAATTCGGTTACTTCTGGGACCAAAGAATCGAACTAGGCTTCGTATCAGGCTACTCATCCAGCACAGTAACACCCATCATTCGATACAAGATCGAAAACTTTTTCATCTCACCCAGCTACGAGACACTCAATGGGGACAACAACTACGGCCTAGTCGTCGGGTTCGAGTTCAAACTTTAATTTTTTTTTATAAAATTTTTTTTTGGGGTAATCGTTTGAGAGAAACTGGGTGTAAAGGCCCTCCGCACTACCATAATCTATTTCGGGGGTTCGCATAAGTCAAAATCCGATCCGATGTAAATCGAACAATTGTTCTAGGGTACCTACCACCATATCCCAGATAGTCCCTCACGCCCGATATTAGCGCCACCAACAACCCGAACAATTGTTTTGGTTAGTATCCCTGCTTAGAAAACATAGCGCCAATGTGCGGGCAAAAAAAAGAGCGGGATAAAACCCGCTCAAATTTATTTATTGAGTTTTACTTGCGATCTTTATCTAGATCGCAAGTCGATTATTCTATTCTGGAACCATTCGAAAACAGGGTCAGAAACACTTGCCCAAATTGACGCGCTACCAATTCTATTTTCTGGCATCAATCTTGGACCTGTGGGTTGGATTTCATACGACCTTACAATCTCGTATCCATTCAAGTGAGTGCCGTCCCCATAACGATTACCAAAGGTTGCTTGGTCGTATTGTATGACGGCTCGCGTCCTATCAAAATCCAATGTTTCTAACCTGTTTCTAATCTCTGTAATCTGTCTTCTAATATCGGCATCGGTTCCACCTGTGGCGTTCATAATTTCTTGCGTTGCCACACCACCACGTTGACGTGCCATCTCATACACAACACCAACCCTAGTTCCTCTTCTGAATGGTGCATTTTCTGGGGTAGTAATTGTAATTGGTTCACTTCCTATTTCAACTCTGTTATCCACAGTTTGTGCGACTAGGGTTAAAAGAAATTCTACCCAATGCGTGATCTTGTCTAGTTCTATTGTACCACTTGCTTGCCGAAATTCTATAGTGCCTTTTGAAGTCCAAGGTTGTAAGTTAATAACGCAATACTTTCCCATGGCATTGGCTATAAGCTCTTCTATAGTATCGCCAACAATTGTTCTGGTTATGGGATTGGCCATATTGTGATTAGTTCTAGATGGTGGAAAAAAACCATTTATCGAAATTTGATTTAATTGATATCTTTCCATGATATCTTTTACAGCAATTGCGTCCATTGGCTCTTCCAAACATTCTAATTTAAGAACGTCTATATTCCCATGCCTTTGCATACTTTGAATACATTGACCTGCAAATGTGACTAAATTAATATCATCTTTTATTTTGGCGTTACCTATATGAACATGCATACCGCAACTTCTATTTACTGTGGCACCTTTTCTTTGAGTTAGTTCTATTACGCTTTTGATGTAATCAATTGAGAACTGGTTATAAGGTAATGGTGGAAATGCAATTTCTAGATCTACACCTGTGGTGCCATCGGGTCCACAAGGTACGCCATTAATTCCTGCATCTATAAAAAACTGTGGAAAATCCTCCCAACTTAATCCTGTTCCTGTAAGTGAAAATTCTAGTTCTAATCCAAACAATCTGTTTTTAATATTTGTCATTGTGTTTCCTCATATATTTAGTGTTTTGCTAGGCGTTATTGCCTAACACCTTAAGGTGTTACATGGGATTTAATGGGAAGTCAATAGATAAACACTATATTTCTATATTTATTTTACTTTTGTTTATTGGGTCAATAACGCTTACCTATTTGAGATCTCGCGTTTCCATTATAAGGAACGCGCATATATATGTGTATGTATGTATATGTATATATGTATGTATATATGTATATATGTGTATTCCGATCCGATCCGATCCGATTCTCCGATCCGATCCCGAACAATTGTTCGGCTTATTCTCCAGCAAAAAAAAGACCCAGCCGAAGCTGGGCCAGTTGAGGCGTTCTAGTGAAAAAAGATTAAAAGCATTATCGGAGTGGCGAACACACAAACCACCCCAATAATGTCAACGAGAAGTTTAAACTGATTGGACATATTTAAACCCCGCTTCTTCTGCCGCAAGTCTTAACGGTGTAGTATCAAGACCGAAATCCCTATATCCCTCGCCAATCATTCTATAATAACCGTGGCTCGGTGGTGATAGAGCTGTACTATCAACCATAAAATAACAAATCCATTTATAGCTATTGATCTTCCTCCTGTTGTATAGGGTTGGGTAACCTTCGACCCGATCCAGTGAGCGCAAGCATTGCGTTGTAATTTTCCAGAGAACAACGGGAGCTACGCAGTCATCTTCAGGTACTAAGTCAGCAACCCCTCGGAAAACTAAGCGGTAGTTGGGGAGGTAAAACCCCCCCATCGGTTCAGCATCAGGGCAACGCGCCTTCATGGATTCTAAGTTCGTATTCATTCCATATGATAGATAATACATTAACAGCCCTCCCAAAGTTCTTCCAAGACAGAATCTAAATCCATATAGTCATGGTCGTAACTAGCAAATTGTGTTTCATTCCACCAATAACCCTCGACGGTTTTAGTTTTAGTATTGATCCAAATATTAGGGCCGCCAAAAGCAACGCAAACCCTTGCACCTAGAAACTTTTTTTCACTTGAAACGATGTATTCAATGTCAAGCGCATCGGCTAGGTAATCGTACCCATCAACGTTCTCGCCATCATCGGATGTATAGCCATTTTGTAAATCTTGTGCGATTGACTGAACATTATTTTGTAAGAAATTTGTTCTTACATTATTAGATGTTAATTTAACTGTATTTGTCATTGTGTGTGTTCCTTCTTATTTGTTTATAATCCTTTTATATCCCACCTTATCTATAGTGTCAAGTATAAAAATGCAAAAAAACAAAAAAATATAAAAAGTTTCATAAGCCTCCTCCTTTATAATAGTCCCACAGTCTCCCACAAACAACGGACTGAGTCAACAGATAAAGTTCACCAGCAGCAACCGCAGCAGACGATAAGAACACGCACAATTGTTCGGGTTATCTAGCAGCAGGTTACAATACAACAGGTTCGCAAAACGCAGCAGTCGGTTTCAATACAACAGGTTCACATAATACAGCAGTCGGCTGCTGCCAGGGAATAACACGAACAATTGTTCGACTTATTAAAACGCAGCCACGCAGCCGCCAGGGAAGAAATTTTTTTCCCCTGGGCTGCTGCGTTCCCCTGGGGGTTAACACGAACAATTGTTCGGCTTGTGTCCCAGGCAGCCAGGCGCAGCCCGAATCCGATCCAGGCGCTGCTGGGTGCAGCCAGGCGTATATATGTATATATAGGGTATGCAGCCCGATATCCCGAACAATTGTGGGGTTTAATCCCGATTCCGATCCGATGCCCGATCCCGATGATAACCCGAACAATTCATCGGTTTATTTTTTTGGCAGCCTGCTGCGCCCCGAATCTTCCCTGGCAGCGTCCCGATAACCCGAACAATTTATCGGGTTATGCCCAGGGGCTGCGGTTTTCCGAGCGGGAAAGTCCTCGTTAGAGGCACCCCCGACAGTTAAACTCCGATCCAGCAAGCTCTAGGATATAAATAGTTATAGGGATTTATTGGACTTTTGTGGTATTACCTGTTTTTTCGCTAGGTGTGATGTCGATCATTCTGTCTTTAGCACGATCCATGAACTCTTGGAGTTTAAGAGCTATGTCTTCTCGTGTCATAGCGTCGATATTCTCGTGCGTGACGTGGCTCCGATTGACCATAAGCCCCGTTACCTTCAAACGAAGCTCTTCAGCCTTTATAGCGGCAGAATAATTACCCACATCCCAAGCCTCATCTCTGAGCCGTTGCATATCTCTGACGGATTTTGTGATGGTGACTCCGAATTTGCTTTCGAGTTCCATTCTCATTTCTTCGAGCCGTTCTTTTAATTTTGGCATATTGAGCAACTGGACTGCTGAGACATTTGCGTTCTTATACCCTGCCTCTCTTGCGGAGGCTGTTTGAGTTAGATCCTTGTGAACGTAGTTGTCCAGAAACTTTTGTTGCTGTGGTGTGATCCTACGTTCAGCTAATCCATTTTTTCTTGACTCACCAAATTTAGACATTTTGTATCCTAAGCAATTTAATCCGACTGCCCCCACATCTATCATTCTGACAGCTATGGTCAATACTATTATGTCCCTCCTAATTCCTGCGGCTAATATTATAATTACATCAGGGGGGGTTGGGTATATACCCCCCCTTATAGGGGGGTGACGTAGTTGACGTAAAATAAGTCATTGATTTTAAACGATTATTTACGTCAAATTGACTTTTTGACGTACTTGACGTAAATCGATAAGTCATTGATTTTGTTACATATTCTACGTTACGTCAACTACGTCAAGATTTGACGTGGTTTATTTTGACGTAAAATAAATTGACACTAGGTATTGTGTTCCCATAACGCATAGTATAGGATCGTCTTATTAGGGCAAAAAAAGGATACCTAAAACAATTAATTTTAACAGTAGAGGTGTAAAATGCAATATCCAAAAGTGGTACAAAAAGATTTAGACAGGGCGGATGATATGGCCTCCCAAGTGTCAAGTAATAGCTTGGACTATTTCAATGGGGATATCTATCAAGATGCCTATCAAGATGCACTAATTAATATTGTGCAAGAAAAACACCATGAGTTTTATAGCTCTAAGGGTTTTGCATCGCAGAATGATTATTATGTAAATATGTTAAATCAAGCTAAGTAATTTTAACAATGACAAAGGAAACACAATGACACATAAAATTGACACTAATTTAGATCTACCAAGGCACGGTTCTGCGGCTGATAGGGGTGCGGTTGATGCTTACTACGGTAGGGACATGGAGCCTCATTACTTCGAGGGTGGGACGTACTGTTCACCGAGGCGCACTGACTTAACTAATCAGGAGCTTATGGAGTATTTTGTTGGCTATAACGATTGTACAGATAGAAAGGATTGGGGATGAGTATTAGTGTAGAAGATTGGCTAGGCAACCGTGGTCTCTTGGATGATAATTTTTACAAGGACAGCGCGATGAGCAAGCTTCGTCGGAACAAGATCCGAGGTGATTGGCTCTTTATTCAGTCTGACGGTGGTTGGGGTGATGTAGAAGTCGAGGCTTATCAGTTAAGCAATATGTATGGGGAGTGCTACGATGCGTGGCCTTCCAAGGGTTTTAGTTGGTCAGCGGCTAACTTAGCAAAGAAAGTAGAGAGGTTAGAGGCATGAACGAAGTTAGATTAGTATTAAGTTCCGAGGACTATATTACGTTGTATTCTGAACTTGCAGATCGAAGATTGAAAGCCTTAGATATTGTGTCGTTGGATGGTGTAATTTATGTTGAGGATGCTCAAGGAAACACTTCTTATTCCGATTGGGCGCAAGGTGAGTTTGATGACGAGTGCGTTATCATTGAGGATATTTTAGCAAACATGGGAATAGTACAGGAGAATGTGTAATGCCTTTGTATTTAAAAAAATCGCACCACAGCCGTGGTTTTGATGTCTTTGGTTACAGGGACAAGGCTTGCCGTTATCCTAAGATGCACTGGCAATGGCATGAGGAAAACAAGCCCGATGATGACACTTATGAGATTGAAATGGACAGCAACGAAAAGAAAAAAAATGTTTGGCGAGTTATTTGGATGGCGGATGTGTAATGGGTAAGTTTGTATTCTGGAATATGTTTTTCTTATTTTTAGTGGGGAGTTTAGTTTTATGGATTGCGTAACGTGTCCCGACTGCAATTCTGCTAAAGTTAGGGTAAAGGATAGCAGAAGTATTGAGTTGTTTGGCTTTAAGACCAAGCGCAGAAGGCGGCATTGCTTAGATTGCAACAACAGATATAATACTGTTGAGTTGCCTGAGATTTTTGTAAAAGATGTTTTTGGAGAAGATAATGACTAGAATGACGGAGATTGTAAACAAAATGAATTTAAAAACGTATTTCGACCATAAGAATGGTTTAGGAAATTTAGCAGAAGCGATGCGAGCAAAGTTCTTGCGTGAAGAGATCGAACTGTTGAAAAAAATGGCTGGTTCGACAGGAGACATAAGCACAACGATCTCTGTTCTTGAACATCAGTTATATGCCTTAGAAGGTAATGGGTTGCCCGATGATGGATGATAGATTGTTAGATGTCGTGAGTAGAATAAAAGAGTTGACTAGCGAGGTTTCCGATGCTGAGTGGGATCAAGATCCCAGGTTCGAGGCATTGGGAGCGGAGCTTAGAAAACTTAAAGCCTTACATAATAAGGGAATTAATTATGAGCCTAAGTTTTAATAGGTAATTAACCCGAACAATTCTTCGACTTAACGCCAGCAGCCAAAAAAAAACTCCCGCTCTAACGGAAGTTTTTCTTTAAATGGCAGACCCAATGACAAGTCTATCAAATAATAAAGATATTATGAGTATAAAAATTATATCATAATATTTGTTTTAAGCAACACTTATATTAAATTACCTTGATTTGGATCCTCTGTTAATGGTTTAAAAGTAATATCTGCAAGTTGATAATCTGCACCGCCAAACTTTGATTTATGAAATGCACCACTTGGCGTAATGCTGTTTAATTGCTCAACAGATAATAGCATTTTTTGCCCATCGTGCTGAAGTTCTAAGCCGCCTGACTTGATAGCTGTTGCCAATTCGTAATCACGAATAGAAACAAACTTACCAAGCCAAAGCTTATTTACGGTCTTTTTTAACATTTTAATCCCATTTAGCATCACCTTTTAAGAAAATAGCGTTCCCGACGATGCCTGTTTTAGCTAAATCTGTAGCCTTATCGTTCCAAGGTAGGTCTAAGAGTAGACCTTCTTCGTTAACGAGCAACTGAGCATCAGGATCTGAAGGGCAATAGACTATTTGAACCATTCCCCCAACGTATTCTTGTGCTTCTTTTAAAGTAGGTCTTTCTTTTTTTGTATTATATACTGCGAACATTTTCTATTCCTTTCATATACTATTAATTACCATAAAGTACGGGATAAGTAAAGAATTATTTTATAGATTACCTCTTGCAGTACGAGCTTCGTATACCTCATTTGCCATTGCACCATCCATAGTTCCGAGCCACTTTTTAGCTCCTCCCTGAGTAAGTCTATATACGTCAATTCTACCACTTTCTTGAAGTTGGGTAACGGTGTTTTTTATTGTAGTTTGTTCAAATGCTTTTAACGCTATTACGAAAGGTTCTGTTAATGTGGCAACACGAATAGATTCAAACACGCCATCATCTTTACCGCCTTTGGTGACTGCCTCGCCATTTCGCTCACACATTTCGATAAACTGGTACATATGGTTTTGTCTTAAACGTATGGTTTCCGAGAGAGCTAAGTTACGAATATCTTGTGATCTGTCTTCAAGTAAACCTGTGTCTTGATTCCGAATAAAGTGACGTATATCCCGATTAGCTGGACCGTTTGATTTAACTACACCACCATCGAATACGGTGTTTCTTGTATATGTTATATCCAGATCTTTACAGCGTTCACGACCGATCTTCTCGTCCACTTGCCAGACGGAGAACGCAGACCGCACACCGTCTACAATAGCTGATGTACCCCTGATAAGGTTACGCGCCTGTTCTGGAGTTTTGATAGGCTCATTCTCTCTAATCTTAGCCATGTGGTGATTAACCATGACTGTTGCACCTGTTTCTGTGGATAGCTGTGCGAGCATACCCATGAAGGCCGCCCCTGCCGCTGGATCAGCGTTTATGTCTGCATGGACAAAAGATGCCATTGGATCAGCAATAAACAGAGCTAAGTTATCAATTTCTAATATCTGTTCATAGAGCCTTTCGAACTCTGCTCCCATAACGTATGAATTATCTATCTTCTGCATCATGGGAAATACACCGCCCAAGTTAGGTAACGGAAGCACTCTCATATCGTGTTCGTAATCAAATCTTTTTCTCCTGGGATCTAGTCGCTCCACACGTCTGTGCAATTCGTCTTTATCATCCTCCGCTGTCATAATGACTACATTACCATGCGTAGATACTAATCCCCCGAAGGAGCTTTGCATTGAGAACCCTGACGCTACTTTCATAGCGAGATCAAGTGTCATCATTCCTTTTCCCGAATCACCAGCCGCTGCAAAAACGACAGGTACGCCCAGAGGTATTGTATCTGCGATCAGAAACTTCTGTTCTGGTGCTTTACCTACAAACATTTCCGATATGAGTAAGCTGTTATCTTTTAAAGAAATATTCTGTTTAGTTTTATGCTGTGGTTCATTTAAGAACTTATTGATGTCAAAACCTTCTGTGATTGCATCAGAAACGTCCCACTTCTCAGGCTTACCCCTTGGTGGCGACAGCATTGTTACAGACTTAGCCCCTGCTTTGGAGGCTAAATCTTGGACTAACTTTGCAATCTTTATTCCTGCACTATCATTATCAGGCCAGATAATAACCTGTTTACCCTGTAATGGAGAGAAGTCGTAACTTGGAGCTGACTTAACAGATAACATACCTGCACCCCCTAAGTTACAGGTTGCTGTGTAGCCCATAGCTTTTAGATCATCTGCACATTTCTCACCTTCAACCCAGATAACGCGCTCTGCTTCCAGAATGTCTGGAATGTTGTACAAGGGACGAGTGTCGGGCATTTTAGGATATGTGCTTTGACCTGAGAACTGTCTAAATTCTTTTTTGGCCTTGCCGTCCGATCCTCGCATAATCTCACCCGAATCATCTTTGGATATGTATCTACGGACAGAGCAAATGATCTCACCATCTTCTGATACATAGAAATGCTCACCATCAAAAGGAGTGTTAATATCTATCTGAACTTTAGCTTTAGCTGGAGCTGGCGCATCTAAATTAGGTTTTATCGGGTTTTCTGGTGGTCTGGTGTATTCTGGCCCATCTAAATAGTCACTAAAATATTCCGTAACATCTCTTAGGGTCATTCCTCGACCCTCCATCATAATCTTTGCGATACCTCCGATACCTTCACTGGTACTAAAATCCATACCCTGCATAAAGTCAGCACGGTTAGAATCTACAGAAATTTTTAGAGATTTTCCGACCTCACCGCTTAACGATCCGATCTCAAATTGAGTGCCTCTGATAACACCGTTTGGGTATGTATCCACCAGTGCTTGCAACTGTATGCTACGAGGCACTTTGTCACTGATTTCTTCTGCTAAATTACTGGATTTAGTATTGCTAAGTCTTATTACTACCATTATTCTGTACCCACCACATAAAGTTCGTTTTAATCTAGGAGGGTGATGTTTACCGACATTTCACCCTCCACTTTTTTCATTTCGGTTCTTCTCCCCAACACGAGTCTTGATACTCGCAGAATTTGCATAAAAAGAAATCTCTACTTTGTGCTATGCGAGGTAGAATGTCATTTGCTTTTATACTAGTCAAGATGTCTACTGCTTTATCGCTTGCTTCTTGAGCAAGTTTTTTATCAAACGGAACTAACTCATAGTAAACTTCACTGGTATTTTTATTAACAACTGTGAATAAACAATCGTTTTCCGTAAGATCCATGTAGGCTTGATAGAGTGCTATCTGAGTCGCATAAACCTTATTTGTTTTAGCAACACCGTGCTTTACAAACTCTTTAAACTTTCTATCATTCGCAGATTTGTTTTCCCATAAGGCAGGATACCCAATAGGTATTGGCCCCGACAATATAACACCATCTATGTGACCTTTTATTTGATCCTCTGCTATAGCGAACCCAAATTGCTTTCCAAACTTATCTTCTGTTTTTAAATCAAACTCTGCATCACGCAACCATTTAGCCGCGTAATCCTCAATCTCATGTCCGAACTGAAAAATACGCAATGTCTTTGCAGTAAATTCCCTTTCTGGATCAGAAGGATAGTTCATAAACCTATATTGTATTTTTCTGCTACATTCCTCACCAATTGACGAAGCGCCTATATAGTTGCGTTTCGGTATTTTTTTATTATTCTCAACGATCTTCTCGTCTACTGCGTCTGAGATTTGATTCTCTAAATCTTTAGAACGGGATGATGGTGCTGTTTGTCGGCCAATTTCCTGTGATTCTAAAGTAGTTCTCTTCAAGTCTATCAATGGAAATTTCCTCCTCTATTGGTGTTGTTTGCTGTATTGCATAAATTAATACTTCTATTTGCTCTTGAGACATTTCACATAATTTAGTTTCCCAACCAAATTTCTTACACACATGTCCTATTTCTTTAAATGGACTTATTTTATCAGTCATGTATCCCCCTTAATGTAATTTTCGTTTGTTGTTAGTAAGCATTTCCTTTTTGGAAAATAATCTAAATTTTTTAATATACTCAATTGGAGTGTATAATTTTATCATATGACGTAAATCTCTTTCTGTATACTTCTCGTCAAGTCCTTTGTCTTTAAAAGAAAAAATCTCCCAATTGTAAGGTTTGTCATTTTTTTTAGCTGAATAAAAACAAGAGCCAAACAGAACATTATTTTTAGATTTTAATATATAATCGTTAGTTATTTCTCCAGCACGATCAGCTACTTCCTGGTCGTCGTAACTATTCCTAACAAAACAAATCATTTTAAATTCATTCGTAAATATTTCTCCTTCAGTGTTTTCACTAATTAAAAAAACATTCATCTTAAACCTTGGCATCTTGCTCTTCCTTTATCATAAATTCTCCACCTAGAGCTGAATAGCCAATTTTATCCTCCCAACTGTCCTGATGGTGCATCGACTCTAGCAACCTAGATGTCTTTAACCAATCCATCATTAGAACCACATGGCCCTCATTAATGTCTCCATCAATAGAGTTTATGATGACGTTCCAACCATCTGCAATTCTCTTGTGATTTAACTTTGCATCACCGTAGACATCAGCTCTATCAACATTAATCTTTGCTTTAGCCGCATCTAAAAGATTATTTCTTATCATAACCCATTTCCTTAACCATTTTATCTATTCCATCTTTATTCCAAAGATAATTCAACCAACAAGCGGCTTTATACTTTGTCCAGGAGAAATCCATAAAGTTGATTTCAACATTATTTTTCTTTAAAAGTTCCATTTGTTTTGGTGTAGCTCTATCATTTAACCACCTCTTGCTTTTGTTAGCTGCTTTACTGCTCTCAATCTCTCTCAGGAAGTCGTCTGCGGCAGAAGTAGCCTGTACTTTGCTACCAATCGCAACAGCCTTTAAGCGTCCATTCTGAGACTTCACAAGACCTATTGAGTTCTCACCTATTGTAGCCACTATTCCGAATCCGTCAAATCCAGTTGCCATCATGCAATTGCCATTACCAAAGATGTCTATCCATCTAAATGGTGACAGTTGCATCAGATCAAATTCAGTTAACTCAAAGTCATGTAGCTCAGACTTATCTTGACCCTCGAACAGATGACCACAGTTAGGACAGACGCGAGAGTTTTGAGGAACAATCCAACCACAATTATAACATTCTTTAGTTGGAGCTACACCTTTATCACCATCGTTTTCGTTTCCTGCTAAGTTTACACCCTCATCTAAAGCACCGTGAGTAATGATGCTTGTTCCAAAGTCTAAGACCAAACAGTCTTTTTTAATTGTATTAGGATAAAGCTCTGGATCAATAATCCTTAGACCTCGACCAATCATCTGAACCATTGTAGATTTGTAAGAACATGGTCTTGTCAGCACGATGCACGACACTGGTGGAGCATCAAAACCTTCTGTTAAAACTGCTACGTTTACTACCACTTGAACATCGCCATGTTCTAAATCGTGCAAAATCTGTGATCTATCTTTTTTAGGTGTTTCGCTTGTTACAACTTCTGCATTTATACCTTCAGCTAAAAACTCATCAAGCAGCGCATTGGCGTGATTGATAGTAGAACAGAATACAACAGTCTTTCTATCCCCTGCTCTATCAAGCCATTCTTCAACCACTCGCTGATTAATAATAGTTCTATTCATTATGGCTTCGACTTGTTCCATGTCGAACTCGTTTGCCAGTTTACGAACTTCACTTAGTTTATCTTTAACTCCAACATCAATTACAAACGCCCTTGGCGGAACTAAAAAACCTTCTCTAATGAGGGTGGTTAGCTCAATCTGATGTGAGCAATTATCGAATATACCTTTTAATGCTTTTCCATCGCCTCTGTTAGGCGTGGCAGTAAATCCTACAATCTCTGAATATTCATTATCATCTCTAACGGCATTGATTACTTTTTTATAAGTATCAGCGGCAACGTGATGACTTTCATCTACTACTACCATGTCAAACTTAGGTCTTTTAGACAGATTGTTATCCCTTGATAACGTCTGAATCATTGAGAAAACTGCATCACCATCCCAGTTTTTAACTGTACCATTGACAATACTAGTTTTCATAGATGGATTTATTTTACTAAACTTCATCATGTTTTGTTCTACAAGCTCGTTACGATGCTGTAGAACTAGGACACGATTACCTTTTTTGTATCTCTTACCAATTAAAGCAGAAAGCATAATCGTTTTTCCTGCACCTGTGGGTGCAACAACGATTGTATTCTTTCTATCATCTAAAGCTTTGGATGCGTCTGATACCGCTACATCTTGATATGGTCTTAGTATCATAATTAACCTCTAGTTGGAATGGAGAGAATGGTGAGGGGTTTGTGGCACTCTGCCCCTCGTCAGAGTGTGAATCGGCGTGGTCATAAACACCTTAGCCACTCACATTTAGCCTTTTATCTAGCCCAATCAGGAACAGGACCACTTGCTGTGGACTGTGGTTGAGGAGCTTGGCTACTAATAGGAGCCGCACCACCAGAGATAAAATCTTTTGAGTTCGGAGTAAGAACCACTAACATTTTATTTTGATCTGCGTACCCATTTGTGCCTTTTTCGACCTTAATTTTAACACAGATTTCCATGCCATTCAACTGGTCAATACCTGAGATTTGCCGTTTAGATTGTGCCGCTTCGGACATATCCGTAGGATCAAGATTATTATGGCTTTCGATAATAGATCTAAGAGTTCTTAGACCAATCTCTTTAGCCACTGGGATACCGCTTTGGCCCATTTTAGAACCATCTACAAAGATATTGTCCCAAACTTTTCTACGATCATATGGTCCACCGAAGACAGTTAGTTCTAACTGAGTCCACTTTGCTCCAGTATTCGACGATTGTTTAAACCAGTTACCTCTACCAAACTCAGGAACTTCCATGTCTCCAGGTTTTAATGAGAGAATTGCACGAACTACAGTTCCGTGTGGAATAAGTTCAAACTCTTTTGTTGATTCATCAACAGGTGTGTTATTTAAATTAAGCATCTTTAATTTTCCCTTCATTTGAATTTTGATTTTTAGGGTCAACAAATACCAAAGGTCTTTCAGACTGTGGTTTTCCACTACCCATTTTTGCAATTAATTTACCTAAGTGAGGCTCTTCGAGAGTTTCGAGCCTGCCAGACCTATCCTTCGCAGGATAGCCCCATTCATTTAATGGATCGCACACAAACGCACGATACTGTCCATTTTCTCCAGTTAGGATTGCCATCGTAATTATCTCATCAACAATACCTGGCATTTCCCTTCCTGTTTTCGCACCCTCAATCTGAAGGTTATACTGCTTTCTGTTATAGTCATCTGTGTACTCATCTAAGATACCCACGAAGATAACATTCTTCTCACGAATATGCTGTAGATGTGTAAGCCACGACATCATTTCACGACCGTGTAAACCGTAGGCGGCTCTGGTATCTAACTTACCACTCTTGTCAGAATGACATTCGGGTTGCTGTAAGCACCATTGAAAGCACAAACGCCCTGCGACTGTAATACTATCAACAAACAAAGTATCATACTTTGTCATCATAGCCTCACGATCACCATACTGAGCAGATACATATTCAAAATGCTTTTGACTATATGCAGACTCATCTGCCAAGGATGGATTTCCACCACCCAAGAAACACGCTAGATCACGACACTCAGGCCAAGTTCTTGGACGAATAACATCAATAGGCAAGCCCTCAATAGCGGCATCTCCAGCCTCTAAATCCATGAACAAAGTTTTATCTGAGTCCAGTGTTCGAGCAAGTGTAGTTTTACCTACACCGCTCTGACCACATACTACAATCTTGTGACCACGCTTTTCTTTCATGCGTTCGTCAGCAGAAATAATTTGTAATTTCATTTAAGAATCCTCTCTATCAATTTTAAACTTACCCATTTCAGTAACTCTACAGGGTTCAAGAAGATCCCTGATTTCTTTGTGAGCCGCATTATAAACTCGCTCATCTACAGAAAATGTTACTTTTGCAAAGTGGTTAGCATCATCAGGATTCATTCCCTCAAACACTTCCTTTAACATGTCATTGTCCCATTTTACTTTTTTAGGAATGTTAATTTTAAACCTACTGTTGCCTTCTGCAATAGTAGCTGTGCCAAAGTCTTTACCCAGCGATCTCAAAGTATCACGAGACTTTTGTAAGAATAAATCTTCTAGCTTTTCATCAATTTCTTTTAGTTCTGCGCTTAGATCTTTTACGATATAACGTAATTCTTCGCGTCTTTCGAATAGCTCAACACCATCCATTTTATGACCTCCTTGATATTTGTTTCGTTCACGGGAACATTAATCCCATAACGTAGCATATGTGTCAAGAGGTTTTTTTACTTAAATATATTTCAATGCCAAGACAGGCTTTCATCAGCTTCTTTTTTAATTTGAACTCAGGTGTCTCAACGCCTTTAGCGTCTTCCACAATTTCTGTCCAAATTCCGTTCATATCTTGCTTTTTGTACCTGAAATCCGCAATATAAGTACAAATCTTTTGTCCGTTTACTTCTAATGCAAAACGTACCTGTAATTCTAAATCTTTTACTGTTCCAGCTCTCTCTAAAGCCTTTATATATAGGTAACGCTCAGACTCCCATTTAGAATCAAACTTTATACCGTTTATGGTTACCTTTTTATTATTGTATTTAGACCTTGACCCAAATCTTCTGGGATTATATGGTGCTTTTACTAACATTTTTTAAAGGAATCCTTATATGCCAAATCCACTTAAATATAAATCGGTGAGCCTTACTCTAAGTGCTTACGACAAACTTGTCCATGTTGCTGATGTAGAGGACAGATCAATAGGAAGACAACTTTCCAGGCTTGTAGACCAAGCTTATGAAAACGTCAGGCCAATGCAACCATTTCCAGAAACTAAAAATAGATATGGAATCGAGTCAGTACTCGAAGACTAAGGACGGTTTAATAAACTCGCACTGCCAAGACCGCCAAGTAATGTCGCCGCTATTGTTGGATCTCCCATCGCCCTTTGGCGTATAGAAGTTTTAGCACTTAGTGGGGATGGCGGAACTACTTTATAGGGTAAGTCTTCCAAAGCTCCTGGTTGAACACTTGGAACTGGAGTACTTGTTGCTGGTGTTTTTGGAACAGTATTATCTTTTACACTATTATTTATTAAATTTTTAACTCTATCTGCTTCTTTTGAAATACCTTGACTAGAAGCTTGTCCTGTAAATTGTGCTATTGAAGAAAATAATAAATCTGGAAGAAAGTCCATTGGTTTTTTGTTTTGACCTATTAATGCTTTGTAGTCTCTCATAAATCTTTTATAAAATGCGTCAGAAGAAAACATTCTTCCTATAAGACTAAACTTTGTTAATTTACCTAAATTTTGTAAAGGACTTGCTGCTATACTTGCCGCAACTAACTCACCGCCTTCAGCAGTTTTAGAATTAAATTTTAAAATTTTACCAAATTGAGCCATATCTTTTGCCATATCATCACCAAAAATTTTTGCATGTTTAGCTTGATCTTTTGTTAATCTATCAGCAAACGCTCTAAATTGAGTTGGATCTGTTAAAAATTTTGCATCGAAATCTCCTATTAGATTATCCATATAGGAACCTCTAAGGACTTCTTTACTAGCGTCATCGCTAAAATAAGCCATGATTTGATCTATATCAGAAGCTTTAGTGGAAGGATTATTAATATATGCCGCCGCTTCTACATCGTCTAAACTATTATTTTTTAATTTTTTAACTAAACTATTTCTCTGAAACTCGTCCCATGACTTTCTTTTAGTTAGCACACCTTTTAATAAATCTATTCCATCATCAGCAAATACTTCTCCCTCTTTTAGAAGCCCTATTATTTTTTGATCTAAGCTTGACAAAGACAAGGAATCCATTTGTTCTGCTAATTTTTTTACTTGAGCTGCTTGAGAGCCAAATAATTCGTCGGCTGTTGTACCTAATTTTTTATATGCTGTAGAAAATTGTTTACCACTAAATTTAGTAGGATCAAGAATAGAAGTAGACTCATCAATAGTTCTTCTTAACCATTCTCCAGCCATTCTAGACCTTAAGTTCTCGTACTCACTAACCACGCTTCTAGAGCCAGCTTTTCTACTAGCGTTCATTCTATCTGCTTGGTTATCTAAAACTTTTTTTAAGCTCCTAAGACGTTCAGGGGCATTGCTCTTTAGGATGCTAGACTCCATCTTTGAAGCATCTATAGGTTTGTTGTTTCTAACAGTATTAGCTATATTTTTTAGTATTGAAGAATGTTCTAAAGCATCAAATTGCCTCATACCTTCAGCGTAAAGTTTTCTTTGCTCTGCAACGGAGTCTGCGGCAGCGAGGAGTTTAGCTCTGCTACCTTTTCCACCTCCTCCTCTACTGGCTCTAAAAGTAACAGAATCTATACCTGATAAATTTTTTCTCGACAAAAGAGTATCTATTTCATCTATAAATTTATTAGCCATATTATAAACGCCTTGCTCTGCGCCTTGAGTCATTTTTGTATCATTCAAAGATTTTCTAGCAGAATACAATTTTGCAAAAGAAGATTTTTCTCCTACGTTACCCATTGATACCAAAATAGCTTTTTCTAAATCTTGGCTTGTTCCTGCAACTATATCTTCATATTTTGCAGTTCCCCCAAGGTCATCCACCATAGCCTTTAAACTTCCAGATGGAATGATGTCAGCATTTCCTACAACAGATGAGTTTATTTCATCTATTTTCTTAAACCCTGCCGCTGATAAATCATCAAAGTGCTTAAAGGATTGGCTTAATGCTGTAAATAAATTAGCGTCTATTGTTAAATCTGCTACAGCAGCTCTACCAAGATCGTCGGCTACATTAGTCATATGAGCCATTACTTCTCTAGATAATTCTGCTTCTTCTTTTAAAAGTTTCTTATTTCCAGATTCTGCGGCTTCTTTTAATATTCTACCTAAATCATTAACATTTGAAGCCCCTGCGTCATTTCTAAATTTTTCTATTTTAGCGGTTATGGCTTCATGGTTCTTTTTTAAACGAGGAGAAGATTTAAAAATTCTTTCTGCTAATGCTTGTTGTCTTGAAATTACACTAGGAGATCCCAATGCACTTAAACTAGGCTTAATTCCAGCCTCCAAAGACTCTCCTGCTAATTTTAAATCTTCTGGAGACAATCTTGAGCCACTTGGACTAAACAACTTAGATATACCTTTAAATACTATTTGCCCTGCACCCTCAAATAAACCTGAAAGCAAAGCTTCTTTACCAGTTTGTTTAGCTATTTCTCCTGGAGTTTGACGAGAAACACCTGCTAGATATTCCCCAAATTCTTCAATTAAATTTGCACCACCACCACCAAACGCAGCTCCTAACGCAGCACCTAGAAAAGGAATAGGAATAAGAACTTGACCCACTAAAGCTCCACCTACAGCTCCCCCTATTTCTGGGGCAATACCAGCCAGATCGCTAATGTCATTCGCGCTCATTCCTTTTTCGTCTATAATTATATTTTGATCTGTTTCTATGCCAAATTTTTTAGCTCCAGAAGGCGTTAAGGCTAATTGGCCTCCTGAGTCTCTAGTGTAATCTTCTACAGTTAAACCGTTTCTTTGCAGTACAGCTTCTCGCTCTTCTGCATCGTCAACAATAGATAAACCAGCTCTTAGACCTGCATCTTGAATACCAGTGGTTCTATCAAATTCTGGACCAGATGACTGCATTGATTCTTGTGTCGATTCTCCAGTTGATTGATTAAATTGAGATGCGTTAGATATAATATCTCTAATTTTAAAATTCTCATTTGGAGTTGGAGTATCTCCCGCTATTTCAAAGTCCATAGGACCATAACTTGATTCTACTGTAATAATAGCCATTATAAAATCCTATTTCTATCTAACATCAATTGCACTAGAGGAAGAGTTTTTTGTCGTGTAGTCTAAACTTGTAAGTGCTAAAGCATCTTCTTTATATTTTTCCCATTCCGCATCAGTCGCATACATATCTGGGTCTTGTAAATCTTTAGCAACCTTGCTCGTACTTTTTAACTTACTTAAAAATAAATCTCTAATTTCATTAATGTTAGATTTTAATTTCATTGGATTGCTCCACATTTGTGGATTACCTAATAACTTTTCTAATCTTTCCACATCTTTATTAGAAATTCCATTTCCAGTTTCTTGAGTTATTAATTTTTTATATTGAGCTATAATTCCTGAACTTAAAGAATCTATTGCATCTTGATCTGACATTCCATCTTTAAACGCTGTGCTAGGATTAAGTCCAAAACTTACTGCACCAGTTTTAGCCCAATCTAAAATTACATTACCAGTAAGACCACCTACCTTACTATAATTATTTAATAATTGATCTATTTTATCGGTTTTACGAACAGCTTCGTCTAAGTTTCTCATAGCTGTACCAACTGTATTTAAAGCATTTTGAGGAATCGCAAAAACTGCACCTTTGTTATTTCTTCCATAATTAACTTTTAGACCGTTATATACTTCTATATTTTTAATATTTCCAACTTTTTGATCGGTTACTCTTTGTTTTGCTCTATCCGATTCCATTTCTAAAAGTTCAAGTCTAAATGCCTGATTGTAACCCCTCATTTCTTTTTGGTATGCGGCGGCGGCAGATTCCCCTGCTTGCACTCTTCCTAAAGCATATTTACCTGCGGCAACTGCTTCGGCTTTAGCAGTTTTCTTCGCTGCTTCTAATTTAGGCAATGCTTTTTCTCCAGCCTCTCCTACTGCACTAAGCATCCTACCAACATTAAAACCTTTACCAGCTTTATTTTGCATTAAAGCAAGTCCCATAGCCATTAACGCAGAACTTTTGTCTGCTTTACCACTTGGATCTAAACCTGTAGCTTCGTAAAATTCTTTTTTATATTTTGCTAATAATTCTTCTTTTGTTTCAGGAGTTACTTCCTCACCTTTAGATTTAGCTATATCCTCAAGAGCAGAATTTTGTAATTTTTCGTATGCGTCTTCTCCGCCGTCTTCATATCCAGCTTCAGCTTCAGCTTTAGCGTCCATTTCTTTTTGTTCAAGTTCCATTTTTTCAAGTGTTGCTGAGTTTCCTATACTTAATTTAGGAAAAGTATCTAAATTTGATTTTTCTTCGTCTAAAACTTTTTGTTTAGCTTTAGATGCAATTTCTCTTTCTTTTATTTTTAGAAAAATATTATCAAACTCGTCATCTACACCAGGTACACGTTGTGAAAGCCCCCCATAATTCGTTCCGAATTCATTTGCAGCCGCACTTGGGTCATAATTTTCTGCATCTAATCTTTTTTTCGTTTCAGCATCTTTTAAATATGTTAAATACTCATTTTTTTCATTCATAGTTATAGGATCATATTCACCACTTTTTAATATAGATTTCGGTCCCTCTTTATATCCTTTCATAAAATTTTCGTAACCTCTTTGTCTTAACTCGTCGCCCAATAGACTAAAATTAGTCGCATCGTCTGCAAGAGGCCCACCTAAAAACCCACTAAGACTACCAAGTGCCTTAGAACCTAAACCTAGAGCTTCTTGTCCAGTACCTTTAATAACCCCAAGGGTTCTATCCATAAGACTCTCACCAAATTGGCCTAATCCATAAGTATTTTTCTCTGCTTCTTTTCGTTGTCTCTCTTGTTTTTTCTTAAATTCAGCAAATGTTTCAGCCATTTTCGTACCCCTATGCTTGGTTAATGCCTTGGATGGCTGTGTACGCCCCTATTCCACTTAAAAATGGATTAGCGGCAGGCTGTGGTCTATAAGTGTTATATATCCCTGCTGATGGCGTTCCCTTTAATGCGGCGTAGCCGTAGTCTAAAGGTCTAGTGGCCTCCTCAAGTGGCCTTTGAGCCTCTTTGCGGGCTATCTCTATTCCTTCGGCATCGTATGCTCTTTTCCCGCCGCCAAGGCCAGCCATAAGCCTTAAATCATTTGGACCCATAGATCCATAAACTCTACCTACGTCAGCGGCAGTTCCACCAACATTACCCATGTTAGCTCCCACACCTGATAAAGAAGATCCTAATCCACCTGTCAATCTACCTGCTTCTAAGTTTCTTTTCTTTTCTTCTTCAAAAGAACCTAAAGATGTTTTTAAAGCGTCACCATAACCCTTGTCTAAAAGACCAGCTATAGTTTGGGATTTTTGAGCTAAAATATTTCTATCATTTTCAGCTCTTTGTATGCCTTCTCTAGAACCACCAAACGCTCCTGACTGTATGGCTTTAGCTGAAAGATTATTTTGTGCTATTTGCCCCTGCCTGTCTATTTGAGACATTGCTTCATCAATAACATTTTGCCTGTATGGATTCATAAATTTAGATGTCGCAGTAGCAGGATCAAAGGTTCCAGTACCCGCATCTACTGAAGCTCTTGCATCATCAAAGTATCCCGCACCCTTTTCCATAGTATCTAAGCCGCCACCTATGGCTTCAGTAGACTTATCAAAATATGGGGAATATCTGTTAATAAATCCTTCGCTACCCGCTAAATCAAGAGCTTTTTTTTCTAAAGGGTCAAGTCCAGGCTGTCTGTATTCAGGTACTCTGAACAGATCCTCCTCTTGCATCGTGCCGCCTTCGTATTCACCAGTTTCTTCGTTATATCTTCCAAATATCTGATCTAATAAAGCTTTTTCACGTTCTTCTATATATTCTGGGCGACGATTAATGCTTTCTACAACTTCAGCCATTATGCTTTTCCTTCAAGATTATTCATTAATTTATAACCGTTTTGTATACCTCGATCAAGATTACCGTTGCCAAGACCTTCTACAGCCTTTTTAGTAAGCACGAACTCACCAGCAGTAAGCATTGCAGGAACATCATCTTCAGTACCCGAACCCTCGCTTGGCATTATTCCACCATCTCTTCTTTGGTAAACTTGACCCCCATAATTATAGCCCCCTAAGATAGGTCTAAATTCAGTAGTTCCTCCAAAAGGTCTTCTACCAGGCTGTTCTTCTTCTTTTCCAAACATCTTATCTAGGAATGTTGAACCTAAACCAAATAGCAAAGCTTCTCCACCCTTACTATTTAATAAATTACTTAAAAAGTTATCTTTTCCTTTACCTGCTACTGCATCGCCAAGAAGACTACCTATCCCCATTGTGCCTTCTGCTTTTGCTCTCTTAGCAACAGGGGCTATGCTTTCTACGGGATTTGGTGCTTTATTAGCTACAGTTTTTATTTTAGGTTTTTGTTGGCCTCCTCCTTCACCAAAAAAACCTGAATCCCCACTTAATCCACCTACTAATCCACTAGCTAAGGCTTGCCCTGCATTTACTTTACCACCCATCAACTTTTGCAAAGCTACATTTGTAATAATATCTTGCCCCGCTTTAGAGCCGAAAATAGATTTTCCTATAGAAAGTAATTCTTTCCAAAAGTATTCTGGATTTCCAGTATCAGGATTAATGCTGTTGCTCTGTGAACCAACTACATAACGCTCTGGGTTTCCCCCCATGTTTTCAATCGCAGTAGCAATTCCAGCACCAAGATTAGGGTTGTTTTCCAGAACTGGACGTGGGACCACGACTTCTCCAGGACTAACGTGAGCCATTTCTGTATCGCCAAATCTACCCATATTAGCTGTGTTTTTTAACAAGGAAACCACCTTTCTGTATTAATTTAACAAAAAATAATTAGTTTTACTAGTGTTTATTGTATTTGTCTCATTCTTTCAACTAATCTTTCTGCTCTATTTGGAACTTGGTTGTACCATTTCGAATCTACCATTTCATTGGCGGCTGACTCCCAATCCCTTGCATCTACACCACGCTTCATACCTTTAAACGCTGATAAACGCCCTAAACCCATATTAAACATCATGTTGCAAATTATTTGTTTGGCTTCTTCTGGAAGCTCGTCAAAGTCAGGATAAAGCCTGTTACAGTCGGAAAGTACACTTTCTACATCTTCATTAAACAGTTCATTTATTCTTTCTCTGCTTACAGGATCGCCTACTTCCATGTCGTATTCGGGTTCACCTTGTCTACATAAATGCCCAATTCCCACCGTTTTTAAATTTAAGTGATCTAAATACACCTCTTGAATTTCACCTTCATCAATTTTTAACTGTTCTATTAATACTTCTAAATTCATTTTCTACCTCCAAAGAATTTAGTTGCAGAACGAACGCCAAAACTAGCAGAGACAATAACGCCTAGAGTGTATTGATACCAATTTGGCATAACTTCAAGAGCTGAAAAACCTTGTGCCACTATGGTTCGTCCAAAATCCCCACAAAATGCAAGACAAAGTGGAATACTGAATAAAATTGTTAACCACTCGTCCTTCCATGAGTCCTGGCTTCCTTTAGCCATTATTTTTTCCCATTCGGCTGTGCTTGTAGCGGCACTTACCATAACCTTGGCTTCAGCTTCTGCTTTAGCTTTGGCAATCGCTGTCTTTCCTCTTTGCGCTTCAGTTTTATTTTCCATATAACTTGACGCTAAGTTGCCAACTGGCCCTAAGATACTACTTAACATTCCAAACATGTTATGCCTTCGCTTTCTTTTGCGCTGTCTTTGAAAGATCTTTGAAATGAACTAATGTTTTGGAGGTCTTAGTGTGGGTCTTACCAGTGTGCAAAGAACCATCTGACATTTTATGCATACCTCCTTTATGTGGCGTACCATTTTTAAGATAATGTTTTTGACCTTTTCCCATTCTATCCTCCTAACTTGCTCATGATGCAGTGTAACCCTTACCAGCAGTTATTGCATTAGTAGTAGCTGTCATGGACTCACTGCCCCAATCTGATTTAGCTTTCATTAGCTCAAGATGCTCAACATTTCTGTCTACACATCCTTGTCTATCTACTGCTGGTTCACCAGCCATACTGTCGCCAGCTATTACATCTGTGATGAGTGTTATTGAGTGACCCATTGCTGTGTAATCTTGTGCTTTTTCTTCTGTAGTTCTAGTCATTTTCTTTATCCTTCTAGTTCTGCGATACGAGCTACTGCTGTATCTAGTTTGGTTGATAGTTCTTGTAGTGCTTTAACTAGGATTGGTATTAAATGAGAGTTAGTTATTTTTAAACTATCCTCATTTTCATTATCAATAACGATTGGGTTATTGCCTTCTAAGGCTAATATGTCCTGTGCTTTAAATCCATACTTTGTTTTTCCGTGAGGTGTTGCGTTCTCTCTTGACTTCTTAAAATTAAATTTAACTGGTTGTAAATCGTTTACAAAAGATAATCCGTGAGGCACTTCAGAAAAGTTCATCTTATCTCTTTGGTCAGACGTTACTGTCCAATCAACTTTAACATAAGAGTGTGTTATGGAGTCATGACCAAAAACTCCTCTATTACTTTCAGTAGTGATATTTATCATATTACCTTGACCGCCAGAAGCCTGACCAATAGCTACATTACCGTCACCTGTAGTCAAACTTTGTAATGCGCTATCGCCAATAGCAGTATTATTATCACCAGTTGTTGCTATTAGACCAGCTTGGTAACCTACCGCTGTGTTACTAGTACCTGTAGTGTTTTGTCGTAAAGAAAACTTGCCAAAGGCTGTGTTGGTAGCACCTGTTGTGTTAGTCTTTAAAGAACCAGTACCTGAAGCAGTATTACCAGATGCTGTTGTGTTAAGTGTTAAGCAATCTTGCCCAATGGCAACATTCTCACTACCAGTTGTGTTTGATCCTAAAGCACCAAAACCAAATGCATTATTTTCAGATGCTGTTGTGTTTGCATCTAAAGCATTACCACCGAAAGCGTTATTTCTAGCACCTGTGGTGTTTAGATTTAAAGCTAGGTAACCCATTGCGGTGTTATTAGCACCTGTTGTAGTTTGTGACCCTGCCGCAACACCTACCGCAGTATTGCCAT